CTCGATCGTCTTCGTGAGAGCGTCGACCTTATCGTCGCTCTTCTTCTGTGATTCCGCCTGCGAGCGCTTGTGGGCGTCCATCACCCCCTGGAGTGCACTTGGCGTAACGTACTGAGGTTCGGTCTTCTTGCCGCCGTCGCCTTCGCCGTCACCAGTCTTGGTGCCGTCGTCGCCGTCGCCAGCTTTGGTACCGTCGCCCTGTCCGTCCTGGTCCCCCTTGTCTCCGGGACCTTCTTGAGATTCCTTCTTCTTGGCCATGAAAGCTCCTTCGGTTGCGCCTTCTCAGGCGCAGTCAAGTAAAAAGTGTAGCGCGCATTGAGTTTCCGGACAAGGACTATCCCGTCAACTCGGAGAACCCGCAGTCCGGCGGGTGCTCTGCGAACCTGGCTTCGATGCTTGTGTTCCGCTACGTCCACTGACCCGAGACCCCCCGGACACTCTCGACTCGCCTTCCCTTGGCGACTTCTCCTCGCTACCATTTTTCGGCGGCGGGGTCTCAGAGCCGGGCATTCCGAACGGGTCGACGAGCTTCTTGCCCGCCATTGAACCCATGAGGGGGTTGGACTCGATTTCCCCGACGATCTTCTTGAGCACCTCAGCGGTGGTGTCACCAACCTTCGACGCGGCGATGCGCTTGTCGAGGGTCTTGATGAGCGTGGGCGAGTTCACCTGCATGGCGATCGTCGCTCGCTCTTCGATGAGCTGGTGCGTGGAAGAGAGGTCGAATTCCTCGGGGTACTGAATGTCCCCCTTGAAGACCTGCTCGGACGGGTCCTTCGTGGACGACCGGTCGAGGAAACGCAGGACGATTTCGAGGACCTGGCGCTCGACCGACTCCATGCGGTCAGCAATCTTGCTCAGGACTCGCGCCTCTGACGTGCCGAAGGACCAGGCCCGCGAGACGCCGGAGGCCTGGAAGTTCTGGGTGCTCTTGCCGGACGAAATCTGACCCAGCGGGTCGACCTGCGCCTGGCGGTAGATGAGTGTCCGGTTCTCCTCGATGACCTGCTGGAGGGCTTCGAAGGCGTTCGCCGGGCTCTCGATGTATCGCGCGTCCTCGCGCCCCTGGCTGCCCGTCCCCGGGTTCAGCTTCAGGTACGTCGAGGAACCGACGCCGATTTCTTTCAGCTCGTCCTCGCTCCAAATGGCGAGAAACGGGTGGGCGTGCATGTAGGTGTCGTACGCCAGGTCGCTCTCGGCCTGGAACTTGCGGATGTCCGCCCGCGAGGCGTAGCGGATGAAGCTGTGGCCGATGAAGGGCTTCACCTCGCGCAGGTCCTCGACGACCAGGGGCACGAGGCCGAGGTCGTGGTTGGCCGTCTTCTCCGCGCCGACCGGCTCCATCTCGCCATCGTTCTTGTCGCTCTCGCGGAAATCCGTCCACTTGACGGTCATGCGGTCGTATTCGAGGAAGCGGACGAACTTGAGGTGGGTTTTCTTCCCCTCGGATGACGAGGGAGCCCGGACAGTCCGCTCCTCCTTGATGCGGCAGTACGTGAGGACCCGGTCCTCATCGTGCTCCCAGTCAATCGCCGCGAAGGGGGAGTAGTTAATGACGTACGGACGGAGCCCGGCCCGTTGCTCCTCAGCGCGGGTCAAGCCACCGTCCGACGTCAAGGGTGCTCCACCACCCTCCTCTGTTGCTTCGTTTGCGAGCTGGACCGGCGGGACGTTCACCAAGACTCGCGTCGTCCCGTAGGACATCAGCCGGTGCGCGACCTCTTCGATCGCCTGGTTGAACGAGTCGCCCCGGCGCGTCGCCCGGTCCATGAAAACCTTGAGATCCGCCTGGTAGGTACCAAGGTCTCGCTTGGGTTTCTCCTTGTAGAGAGCGCCGAGCAGCCGGTCGATGGCCAGACCGGACTCTGGTACGAACTGCGACAGGTCGACCCGGAACTCGTACTGGGGCTCGGGCTCGAACTTGTTGCGCGGCAGGTACTCCATCTTGTCCGCCAGGGCGTCCCCGACGACGTCCCTGTACCGTGCCCACTCATCCTCCCACGCCACGAAGTCGGGGTGCTTTGCGTTGAGTCGTTCGAATAGGGCTGAGTTGGCCATCTCTCTCCACCTTCCATCCGGACACTATCCAGAGTATGCCGGCTCTCTCCGGAAACGTCCGCGAGTCTCGGCAGTATAGATCATATAACGGTTGGCGTCGCAGGTATTGTCAGCGACCTTCTCCGGCGCCTCCTTGCCTTCCTTCCAGTGGTAGTACGTGTGCTCGTCGATCGAAACCGGGCACGAGTCGAGGAAATACATCATCGGCTCGTTCATTTCGGCGTCGACCTTGATGTACTTCGCGACCGCCTGGATGCCGTCTTTGACGTCCTTCTGCGCCGGGACGGCGGGCAGGCCGGCGCGCTTGAATTGAGCGATTTTGTCGGGCGCTTCCGTGTCGCAGAACATCTTTTCGATGCCCCACTTCGCCCGCAGCGTCTGTCCGCGAGTCACCCAGGAGTCGACACCTGGCTCCGCCATGACGAGGACGCCCTCGGTGACGGACTCCTCCAACATCCACCAACGTCCGGCTGTGTCCAGGCCACCGACCAGGATGACGCCGGCGTGGCCTTGAGCGAAGCCCCAGTCGACCCCGGCGTAGACGCTCACCAGCGGCACCAGGTTCGGACCTCGACCAATCTTGCGGCCGTTCGGCAGCTTGAAGGTGAAGTCGCGCGCCTTCTTGACGTGGACCGCTTCGAGGAACTCCTCGTAGACCTGGCCCTCGAACGTCGCCCAGCTCGCCTCGAATGTCCGCTCGAAGTAGCGCTTGGACATCGCCCGGCGCTTCTGCTCGATGAACTTCTTGTCGATGTGCGGGTTGTCGACCGTCCTCCAGGTGTGGAAATCCACCTCCGCGCCGGGGTGGTCCAGGTCCGCCGCGCGCTGCTCGGGCGTCAGCTTGCGGTACTCGTCCCAGGGCTTGTAGAGACGCGAGTACGCCCAGTTCGGACCCTGTGGCGTGCCGGTGAGGAGGAGCTTGCCCTTCCTATCAGAAAGCCGGACGCGAATCTCGTCGTAGAGCGCCTCCTTGCACTGGGCGAACTCGTCGAGCCAGACCCGGTAGAGCTTCATGCCCATCCAGCTCTCGAACGCCTTGCCGGACAGGAAATAGATGTGACTTTCGCCCTTTTTCCCACGCAGGCGCAGCCGCTTCCGCGTCTGGTGGTAGGCGCCAATCATCAGCTCGTCGGGCACCATCGAGAGAAAAGCGGGCAGAATGATGCGCTGGAGCATCGGAAAGCTGGGCGCGCCGATGGCACAGAGGTAGGGGTCACCCCGGGCGATGTCGTCGGGGTGGTAGTCCTCTTGGGTGATGGAGTCGATCAGGATGCGGGGCGCGCCAGCCTGCGTTTTCCCACCACGGGCACCGGCAACGGCCATGACGACGGGAGACTGCGACACAAGCGGCGGGATCTGCTTGTCGAAGGGATCGAACTTCAGCCGTATGTGTCGTCTGCCTCGTGTCGCCATGCGTCCTTCATTGTCCGCGCAGCCGCAGCTCATTTTCGAGCCGCAGCACCTCGCTCTTCAAACAGAGGTTGTCTCGTTGCAGCTCCGCCACGGCCTGGCTCAACAAGAGCCGACGGAGTGCCGCCATCTGTTCTCTGGGAGCGAGGCTGGATAATGGTAACCTTTGGCTACCATTACCATTCATGGCGCCGTGCCGTTTGTCGGCTTCGTCCCGTTTGCTGGTACCGGGGCTGGGGAAGGAGGAGTACTCGCCGTGGGCGCCTCTCCCTTCTCCAGCTTCTCCTGGTACTCTTCCCGCCAGTCTCCGCCCAGCTCGATGACGATGTCGTCGGTGGGGGCTTCGTACTCGGTCGTGTCCGCGAGGCCTTCGAGACGCATGAGGAGCGCGGCGGCGCGAATCTGGTCGCGGTCCTTGCCGGCGTTCATCATCTTGTCCTCGAACCAGAGGCTCATCCAAGTGCGCTTGTCCTCTTTGGTTTTCGGGCTCTCCTCCGCCACGCGGTCGCAGGCCATCTGCACCACCAGGTCTGCCGTCTCCTCGTCGAGGGTCTCAGCGCCTTCGTTGTTGGCGCCCGCCCCCCAGTTCTCCAGGAGCGCAGCGGTGATGCGGCTCTGGCGGTACCCGCCAATGTGCATGGCCTCCGCGACGCGGACCTGCTCCGCGCGCAGCGTCGCCAGGACGAGGCACTCCTCGCGCGCCTTGTCGTAGTACACCTGCGCAGTGCGCGGCGTGATGCCGTATTCCTCGGCAAGCTGCAACTTGGTCTGGACCTTCTTCATGCCCTCGACGATCAGAGCGCGGGCACGCTTCAGGGTCTCAGGCTTCAGCGTCGGCTTTTTCGGGCTCTTTGTTGACTGCGACATCTCTCTCTACCTTCTCCGCCTTCTTGCCGGTGAATTCTTCCCAGCGGCGGACCATGACGTCTACGAAAGCAGGCTCCACGTCCATGCAGCGCGCGGCGCGTCCAATCTTCTCGCAAGCGATCAGAGTAGACCCGCTACCTGCGAACGGGTCCAGCACGGAGCATTTCCCGCGCTGGCTCTTGGAGTCCTGGTCCAAGATGTCCAGAAGCAACTCGACGGGCTTCTGGGTGTAGTGCAGCTCGTTCCTTGTTCTCTTGCACTGTATCACGTTCCCTCGGGCACCGATGCCCTTCATGCGCGTCCCACCCGAGCGGCATCCATACAGAATCAGCTCGTGCTGCGACCTCCACAGATTCCCCATCGCGGGGTGGTTCTTGTCCCAGACAATCATCGAACGCGCAGCGACGCCGCACGACTCGACGACGTCGAAGAGCGGAATCCACATGCGCCAGTCCGTGAAGATGTACGCCGCCTGCGTGCGCGCCGCCTCCAGCGCGGCGGTGATGAGCGCCTGGTACCCGCGCGTGCTCAGATTGTCCGATGCGATGTTCCCCCAGGTCCCGGCGCCCTTGTCTGACTCCTGGAACCCGCCCGAGCAGTACGGCGGGTCTGTCAGCACCAACTGGACGTCCTCGCCGTCCATGACCAGTTCCACGTCCGCCGCGCTCTTTGAGTCGCCGCAGAGGATGCGGTGGTCACCGCAGACGAAGAGGTCGCCACTGGCGACGCCAATCTCGTTCTTGACGAAATCCGGGATCTGGTCGTCCCCGGTCTTGCCGCCCTTCGGCTTGTCGTCCGGCGGTACCAGCTTGTGGCTCCGCGCGATCTTCGCGATGAGGTCCTTCGTCTTGTCGTCGCCGGCCTTCACCTTGTTGATGGTCGCTTGCAACTTGTCCTTGTCCGCGTCGGCGAACGTCCCGATGGGGTCGAAGGTCAGAAGCAGCTCTCTGGCCTCGTCCGCATCGACATCGAGCACCAGGACCGGTACCTCCTGGTCTGGCGTCAGAGACTTCCGCATGTGGCCGTCGATGAGCTTCAAGCGCCCATCCTCCAGCTCCCGGACCAAAAGCGCGTCAGCGTACCCGATGTTGCCCAGAACGGTCTTCATGGCCCGTTCCTGCGCGGCCGGATGTGTACGCCAGTTCTCCTCGTCCGAAACGAGGTCCCGAGCCAAAACGTGGCGCAACTCCTTCACACGGGAGCGGACGGCTGCCGGTGCATCGTCGGTTGCTGTGGTGTCGACCTCGGCCGCCTCAGAAGATGTCATCGATTCTCCCATCGGCTTTCGCGCGACCGTAGATTGCCAGGAACGCGCCGACCAACTCTGGCAGCTTGTCCGCCAACTCGACGCCCGTCTCGCTGGAAAGGTCGATGCCCGTCCATCTCAAGACCAACGGACCCAGGAGCATAATCAGCACACCCCAAACCGTCTTCGAACCGAGAAGGCCCTTCGTCTCGGGCGTTCCCTCTTTCTGAGGTGCACTCATGCCACAGCTCCTTCGTTCTGCGGAGGGGTGGTCACTCCCTCACGTTTCCGCTTCCGACGACCACGAAGACCAAGGGCGCCCGCGATCAGTATTCCCGCTCCTCCAATCCCACCCGCGACCCAGTTCTCCTTGCTCACGGGATTCTTCATCCCCTCCTTGGCCACCTCGCCAAGAGCTGCCGTCGACGCGGGCTCAATCTCGACAATCACGCCCTCCTCCCGCATCGCCGTCACAATCTGCGCCGTGGTCAGCGGCTCGCCCTCGGGAAGGTCGAGTACTTCCCTGATTTCCTCCGGCGTCGGAACGTGTATCGCATCGACCTTCAGACCCAGCTCCTGGGACAGCTCCGTCTTCAGCAACTCACGCCCCTCGGTGTAGAGCGTGCCGACGTCTGAACCCAACCGCGATGCGATCTGGTCGAGCTGCGCCGGCGATATATCCATGTAGGTCGGCTGGGTCAGCCCGCACCCACTACTGCAAGAAACGGCCGTCGCCAGCAACACGCCAGCGACGAACCGTCGGAAAACGGACACAAGTGGGCTCGCGCAGTGAGCGCACGCGCGCACTGCCTGGCTCGGTAAGCTCATCGGGTACCTTCCTTTCGTTCACGCTCCAGGGCCTCATCGGTGTCCCTCCACCGACGCTCGTCCAAATCCCGCTGGCTGAGCGCGTCCTGAATGGCCTTGAGCAGCGCCTCCTTCGACGCCTTGTCCTTGCACGTTATGGCGACCGTCCCTCCGCCATCCTTGATGGCCAAGCGGCCCTGGAACGATGGGAGCATGCGAATGGAAAACTGCAACGGGTCGCCCGGGTTACCTGGAAACGGCTCCCGAATGCCGGCGGCGACTCGCTCATTCTTTGCGGCGTATACCGCCGATGCGGCTTCACGTTTTCTGGGCATCCTTCACTTCTTTCCAATTCCGGCCGGTTTCTCCACAAACAGGATACCACAGCCTGTTTTTTTCTCCGACCGCAATCGGGGAGGATAGTCAAGTCCCAAAAGTCAAAAAACCCGTTTTGGATGCACCAGCGGTAGTCGGGCCAGAACGGCAGGGCGAAATGGACATCTCGCCTCGCGAGGCGCGCGCCGTCCAGGGCGCCCCATCGCATCGCCCTTGCGAGGCCTCGCGCATCGTCCATCGCGCAGGCCACAGGGGCGCAGGGCGCGCCACGATGGACGATGCCGATGCATCCTGGAACGCCTGCGCGCAGGGTTCCAGGATACATCGGCGCAGGGGCGAGGCCTCGCATCGTCCAGGCCACAGGGGGCGCAGGGCGCAGGGCGCGCAGGGGCGAGGCCTCGCATCGTCCAGGGCGCAGGGCGCGCAGGGGGCGCAGGGGCGAGGCCTCGCATCGTCCAGGGCGCAGGGCGCGCAGGGGGCGCAGGGGCGAGGCCTCGCATCGTCCAGGGCGCAGGGCGCGCAGGGCGCAGGGCGCGCAGGGCGCAGGGCGCGCAGGGGCGAGGCGTTCAGGGCGCAGGGCGGAGGGCGCGCAGGGGCGAGGCGTTCAGGGCGCAGGGCGCGCAGGGCGCAGGGCGCGCAGGGGCGAGGCGTCCAGGGCGCAGGGCGCGCAGGGGCGAGGCGTTCAGGGCGCAGGGCGCGCAGGGGCGAGGCGTTCAGGGCGCAGGGCGCGCAGGGGCGAGGCGTTCA